TAAAAATTTTATCTACAAAGTTTTTTATAAGTTTTTTTGAAGCTTCTATACTTACAACTGTATATACGTTATTTGCCATATTCTTTTTTTATTATATTATAAGAAATTATTTGGATTGATCCAAATGTTCAGTAAGATATATATCTATTAAATCTTTTGATTTTTTTAAGTCTTCTTCAAATTGTCCTTTTTTCCTACACCTGACAATTCTTTTAATAATATCAAATTCATATGAGTTTAACTCCCATTCTTCTGAAAATTTATATAAACTAGATTTACCAACATAATGATATTGAGTATTTACTGATTCTGTGTTATCTGATTCAAATGTCATTTTTTACCTTTTAGCATTTTTTTAATTTCTTTTTCTGTATATCCATATAATGATAACAAAGACCCGCAACTATCTTTTGGCATTAACTCGATATAATCAATAGCCTCTGCTTTACTTATTAGGTAGTGGTCTGCAATGTGTGAAACTAACTGTTTGTCATACTTATCTTCCTTTTTTCCTTTTACGTACTTAGCAAAGGTTCTCTGGGCTGGTAAGAGGCCGTGATAGAGACGATAAGTATTCTCATGGGATAGTAACCCTATTGTGTATTTCTGTAACTGATTGATAACTTCAATTAGTTCTATTCTCATTGATAACCATCTATTAATTAGAAAAGGAGAAAACTTTTTATGGTCTATGTCTGTATATTCAGACCAAGCTTTCTTCTTATGAGTCATCCCATCAATAAAATCGAAAATAGTTGCAGGTTTCTTTGTCATAATTTATATTTTTGTTTATATTTTTCAATATAATGTTCTCCAATAGCTAATTCCAAAAATATTGAATTTTCTGGCACTCCTGGGAGTTTCTTTTCGTTAACATAATCAACGTTTTTATTTTTATAAACTTTCATTTTAGTTTTAGCATTTGATCTATTTGATGTTTTAAAAACTAACACTACTGGTTCTTTTGGATATGGAGCTCCCATTACTTACTAGGTGTTACTGGTCTAAATTCATCTGGAACGTGTCCACAATCGTCGCATCTAAATACTGGTATTGGAACAACTGTGTCTTTGTCTGCACCGGTTACAAATCTAGATACTTTATTAATACTCATTACTTGTCTAAAATACATTCCTCCGCATTCTGTGCAAATCATTGGTTTTAAATCTGCAGGATTGATATTTGGTTGATTCATATTATTCCTTTATAATTCATTCATTAATTTAACAAACATTGCCATTATATTTATTTCTTTATCAACTACATGAGAATCAGTATACTGAGATTCTGCTATAATTAATATACAAGACGCAATAGACCCAGTTGCAAACTCATCTAAATTTTCATACAAATAAGTATAAAGAGGTGTAAAATCTTTAACTTTGCTATCTGCTATAATTTGTCTTATATTTTTAAATGTTTCTTTTTTATCTGTTACATTCTTTAATAACTCTAATAATTTAGTCATATAATTAGCTTGTACAACACTATTTTTGTCTAATGTTAACTTACCTTTAACTACATGACTTTGTGCTGCGTTAATTGCTCTACGTATATCTGGATATGAAGAATTAATAATAGCAGCAACATCTTTTATATCATATTCTATTTGTTTTTCTTCTAGCACCGTAACTAATCGTTGAGCAACATCTTTTTTGCTAGGAGGCGTTATTCCAAATGTCTGACATCTACTTTGAATTGGATCTATAATCTTTTCAACATAATTACATGTTAATATAAATCTTGTAGTCTTACTATATGTTTCCATTAAATTTCTTAATGCTGCCTGAGCATTAGGAGTAAGATAATCAGCTTCATCTAGTATAACAATTTTCCATCTTTTAAATCCTACTGTAGATGCATATCTTTTTATTTTATCTCTTACCGCGTCTACTGAGTTTTCATCAGATGCATTAATATACATTAAGTCTGCATCTACGTTATTTGCAATAATTTTTGCTAATGTAGTCTTACCAGTTCCTGCTCCTCCATAAAATAATAAATGTGGAACATCTCCATTCTCAATGAATATTTTAACTTTGTCAATGATATGTTCATTACCAATATATCCATCTAATGTGTTGGGTCTAAATGCTTCTACCCAAAGTGTATTTTCTGTTACTCCAAACATAATTTATTGTTTTCCTGTTGATCCAAAACCTCCAAAACCTCTCGTAGTGTCAGCTAATGCTAATACTGGATTCCATTTTATTTGTTCAACTTTATTTAATACTAATTGTCCTATTCGTTCTCCCTTTTCTATTTCAACTTTAGCTAATCCATGATTAATTAAAATTACTCCAATTTCTCCTCTATAATCTGCGTCAATAGTTCCAGGAGAGTTTAAAACTGTTACTTGTTTTTTATATGCTAATCCACTTCTTGGTCTAACTTGTATTTCATACCCTAATGGAATTTCAACATGTAATCCGGTTTTGATTAAAGTACTCAATCCAGGGCCTATAATTGCTCCATGGGTTGATCTTACATCACATCCAGCACTTCCTAACGTTTCATAGCTAGGAAGATCATTATCTGATTTATTTATTACTCGTACTTCCATACTTAATTTTGTAATTGAACTAACCAATAATTCGAATCAAAGTCTGTACCTGTAAAGTCTACTCTAGCTAATCCATTAGATGATATATGCATTGTACCTTTATCGCCTTTATTTGCAGTTAAAACTTCTTTTAGTTTATCAGCTGAAAAACAAATTGGATCTAACTCATTCGCTGTTCCATCTATTTCAAATGTAACATTATCAGAATTAATTGTTGTATAATTAATAATAAATTTAATCTTACCATTTTGAACTTGTACGGCAAAATTGTTTGCGTCTGGTAATGCATTTTTTGCTTTAATAAATTTATTAACAAATAATTCGTCAATATCAATTGTAACCTCATATTCAGGTTCTGCGTTAATTGCAGGAACTGCCGGTATAACAGAAGTATCAGCTAACATGAAAGTCATGGTTGTACTTCCTTCTTTTATCTTCATTGCATAATTTTTGCCTTGTGCATCATTAACTTCAATATCAATTTTCTCACCTACTGCTGATAACATTTTTGTTAATGCACCAGTATGATTAATACCTAATTCTCCTGACATAAATGGATCTGTTTTCCATTTTACTTTACCTACTACGGTTTGATCTACATCTATTAATTCACAATTAATAGATTCTCCATTTGCTTTAACAGTTACAGCTTCGCAGTTACCTGCTAAATAATATCTGTTTATAAACGATTGTAATTTACTTTTTTCCATTGTTTTACTTTTTATGTTTTAAAAAACTTATTAAATTGACTTGCATCAGTAGTTGATATACTATCACCACCAAATTTCTTGTATGTTTTCTTATATGTTGCATAAACATTCATTGCATTATCTGGATCTTCGAACATTGCATGTAATGATAATATAACATCATTTAAATCTTTTGGAATTGCTGTTTCTAATAACTCAACATGATTATTTACTAATTGACTAACGTCTTTTGCAATATTTACATATAAATGAGTATTATGTATAACCATTCTTGGCATACCTTCTTGACTATATCTATCTAACCCAGTTGCAGTCTGTCCACCTAAATAATCATATGTAAAGTCTTTACAAGCAGGGCATCCTAACTGACATGGGACTTTTCTAGATGTATCAATATCTACCGTTTTATTAGCTCTACTTGCATGAGATTTTCTTCTATACTCATTATTCTTTGGAAAATATAATTCAGTAAATGTCTGAGTTTTAAAATTTCCAGAATGAAGATATGTTCCAAATACAGGATATTGTCCTGGTGAACTAGAATCTGTTGAAAACAATACTCTATTGTCAGTCAATTTATTAATTAACTTTTGTAATGTTGCTAATATAAAAAAGTCTGATATCTTTGATATACCTAATAAGTGTATATACTTTACATGTGCCTTTTCAAATTCTCTCTCTTTAAGCATTAATGCTATGACATACATAAAATCTACTAATTTCTTAGGACCTCCAATACACCACCCATTAAATGCAAAATCTTTAAATTTATGATACCATTGAGCATATTCTTCATGATATGTACCTTGAATAACATTTAAGAAGTCTGTTTTACCAGTTTGTTTAGATTCAAAATATTTAAAATTATCAAAACTAATATCCATAGACTCTGCAAATCGATTTTCGTATTTAGCTCTAGGTGGAATATCTAAATTAGCTGCTACATCTGAATTATGTTCTAACCATTCAAATATACGCTCACGAATTGTACCATCCCATTTTAAAGCTCCAGTTGCTATTTGAAACCCTCCTGAGTCTCCGAATACTAATACCTCATCATCTAATCCCAATTGATCACGAAAATCCATCTTTTTAAAATGATGTCCTGCAGTAATTAAGAAATATGGGTGTCTCCATTCTTCTGGATACTCTTTTGAGAAGAATCTAGTTGTAGTTCCATCCTCAAATTTTGTATTCTTTTTAAATGCAGACACCATACTGCCGGCAGATAATGATGGATAATATATAAAATTTTTATCCATTCTTAATCGACTATTTTCCATGGAGATTCTCCAAGCTTATCAATGTTAGAAAATATAAATGTTACTATTTCAGCTGATTTTTTATCTAAATGTCCTTTATCACTTAACTGTTTTGTTAAAGCTCTAAATGGAGTTTCAATAGTATTTTTAATTTCGTCTAAACCATTTTTGTCTATTTTCATAATTATTCCTCTTTTTTATTTAATAAATTTTTACAATATTCAGCTTCGTGCCAAACATTAATTTCTTGATTAATACCATTTGCTACAATGTATCCTTCCATTTGCCTACCTAGATCAGATATGTCTACTATTTCATTATGCCTGTTAGGAAACAACATTACATCACTAAATGTATTTAATGCAGATTGTACATTAAATGGTTTATACATTCTTTCATTGTCAATAAATTCTGGAAATGATCTAAAATTAGGATATACAATATCTGCTCCAAATGCAGTAGCTTCAATTACAGTCCATGAGACATAATCTTGTAAAGCTGAATTAAATTGTATACTACATGTAGCTAATTCTGTATAATATTCTTCTTTTGTTAACCCTTCTAATAATTTAAATCTAGCTTCTTCTTTTTCTAATGCTCTTAATTTGTCAATAACTCCAGGTAACATTGATCTAAACTCTTTACCGGAGGTTGTCACGTGCCATTCCCATTCTGGATGTTGTTCTAGAAATTCTTTTGCTACTTCCATCATAAAAAATGGGTTTTTTTCTTTGTCTAATCTACTAGAGTAAACAACAAATGGTTTTCTTTGTGCTCCTGGATCATAGCTTGGTAATTTATCTAATGTCTTTTGCTTATGAATAGGCAATGAAACAACATGTATTGGAGATTCAAACCCAGCTGCTCTTAATTGTTCTCTATGTATACTAGATCCTACAAATATACCAGTCATTCTTTTATCTAAGCCTAATTCAAAACCTCTCATCCAGTCTCGCATAGGATATGTAAAATCATATTCATCTACACTTTGTGCATGGAGCATTGCATATATTTCTAATTTAATACCATATAAATCTGCAGCATATAAGATAGATCCAATACCAGGATGCCAATAATCTTGTAAAAATATAACATCACCATCTTTAACTTCATCTCGATTCATCATATCTAAAAAGTTACTACATTGACTCATAGCAAACTTACCTCTACCTACTGCATCTAATACAGCTCCAATTTTAATTTGTTGATCAGGATCAAAATCTCCTTCTACATCAATATATTCAATTTTACCGGCATCAACATATGGTTGAAATGTTGCTGGCATCCATTCTTTAGATAACTGATATGTATATCTTGCCTTTAAAGGCTCTAAACCAAAATAAAATACTTTTTTCATATTAATAACCTAATTCTACTATTGCTCCATTTTCCCAATCTTCCCAAACTTCTACTTTATACAAATTATTATTTTGTTCTAAAATCCAAGCTCCAATATCCTCACAACTCATTCTACCAAACTCTAATATATTACCGCCAAAATTAGTTCTTAGTTGCTTTTTTAATCTTCTTTGCATTAAAATAAATTCTTCATCTCTGTCTGTGTGACTTACTTTTGCGTAACATCGAAATCCGAACATATGTCTATGTCTGTCAGATAAAAATTCTACTTCTGGAAATATTTCTTTAGCTTCAGGCCAATTATGAAATCCTTCCATACTAAATGATACTACTACTGAATATTTCATATTTCTTCGTCAAATTTATAATTATCTGGACTAATCTCCATCATGTTACATTTAGTTACTTGATGAACTCTATACCAACCTGCATCAATTGATAATGTATCGGTATCTTTAAGCATTTCTAAATAAGGATCTGAAATCCTATATATAATATGACATCTATTAAATAGATCTGGTTTAATTGT